GTCACACAGACCTGGGAGCAATGGCTCGACTCCTGGCCAGAGTTTTTCAGCCTGAAGGCGCCGCTGGTCTCGGTCACATCTATCGATTATTACAACACCTCCGACGTGAAATCGACGCTCGCCGCTACCGAATACTATGTGGACACCAAGAGCGAGCCGGGTGAAGTCCATCTCAACTACGGGAAGTCCTGGCCGTCCACTACGTTAAGGTCCAAGAACGGCATTTGTGTGACCTTTGTGGCCGGCTACGGATATTCGGAGAATATCCCTCAAACAATCAAACAGGCGCTCCTTTTGATTATCGGCCACTGGTTTGAAAACAGGCAGGCTAATGCAGAGGACATCCCGCAGGCAGCTAAATCTCTCTTGTGGATGAACAGGGTCCTATGAACATCGGAAAAATGCGCCACCGCCTCATCCTCCAGCAGCCCGTCTCCTCGCAGAACACCATGGACGAGACGGTCGTCACCTGGACCGACATGGCCACCGTCTGGGGGCAGATCGACCCCGCTACCGGGAGCTGGTATTTCCAGGCCAAGCAGGCCAACTCAAACGTCACCGGGCGCGTGCATATCCGCTACCGCTCCGACATCGATCCCACCTGGAGAATTCAGTACGGCACACGCTACCTCAACATCGTGTCGATCATCAACGTGGACGAGAAGAACAGAGAACTTTTGATCATGTATTCGGAGAGCCTTGACTGACTTTTACATTGAAGGCATGGACGGTCTTGAGAAGCAATTGAAGGAGCTCGTCAAATCGATGGACCCCGATAAAACTGAGCCTGTCCTGCTGGAAGGGGCGAGAGATTTAGCGAAGGAAATGAAAGCGCTGGCCCCAGCGGGCCCGACCGCCAATCTAAAGAAGTCTATCCGGGCCAAGCTTTTAAAAAGGTATGTAAATAATCCTGCAGCCGGGGCCGGGGTTAACCGCAGGAAAGCCCCACACTCTCACCTGGTTGAGTTCGGCACTGACGACAGATACCACAAATCAGGCAAGTATGTGGGCAAAATGCCGATGCAGCCCTTTCTACGCCCGGCCTGGGACGCCAATAAGGAACGGATCACGAAAGGGATTATCGAGAAACTGAAAGGTCTGGTGGATAAATGCTTATAGAACAAGCTCTGAAAACTTACCTTGAAGACCAGGCGGGACTGACCGCCCTGCTGGGCGACGGCAAGCTCTACTACGGAACTGCCCCTCAAAAAGTCGTCGCTCCCTATCTGGTCTTGACCAAAATCTCATCCGTCAGGCTGCATTCCCATTCAGGTAACTCCCACTTGGCCAGGTCCCGTATCCAGCTTTCCATCTTCGCCGAGACGTATACGGAATGTAAGGGCATAGCTGTTCAGTTACAAACAGCTCTTCAAGGCAAGACCGGGACGGTCGGCGATTCACCGGGAGTCGAGATCGGCTCCTGTTTATACGACGATGAAACGGACGGCTTCGACCCTGGCACTGGGTTTCACGCTGTTACCGTTGACTATTTAATCCAGCATTACGATTAGGAGGTCAATATGACAACTGCAGCAAAAAGCGGCTTTGGCGCGACCCTTACATGGAACGGCCAGCTCGTGGCTGAGATCTTCGAGATCGGTGGTCTCAAGATCAGTTCCGAATTCAAGGACGTAACTTCTCACTCATCGACAAACCGGTTCCGTGAGAAGATCGCCACGCTCCTGAAGGCGGAAAATATCCCGATCAAGGGTAATTTTATTTACGACGACATTAATGGACAGGTGGCGATGATCACCGACTGCAAGAACCAGGCGTCCAGGACCGCCATCATCACGTTTCCCACTGCGATTTCAGGCACCTGGACGTTGACTGCTTACCTGGCCAACATCGAGATCACCGGCTTCGGCATCGAAGGCTCGATCGAGTTCAATGCCGAGCTGGAGCCGACCGGCGAGCCGACTCTGTCGCTCACCGCTTCCGGCGGTCTCACGGGATTGGCCGGCGTTGAGGAAAACGCTGGGAGCGCTCTCGACTTCATCCCCAACTTCGCCAACGGGACTTACGTTTACACCGTGGCGGTCAATACCGCTTCCGGCTACGTCAAGTTCACTCCGACCGCCGCCTCGCACACCATCACGATAACCAACGGCTTTGACAGCAGCGTGGTCACAGTAGCCTCCGGCGCACAGTCCGGCGAACTCCCGCTGGGCGCCGCCAACACCGTAACGCTCTTCACGATCAAGTGCTATGAGACCGGCAAGGTCGCCAAAGAATACAAAGTCTACGTCACTAGGGCGGCCGCATGACCACGATAAAACTAGATAAAGAACGCAGGCTGCTGCGCACGCTGGCCGGCATGAAGCTCTTTGAGGAAAAAACCGGCAAGTCGCTGCTGACCGGCTTCAGAGTCGAGGAGATGACCATAGACGACGTCTACGTATTGTTATGGTCGCTCCTCATCCATGAAGACAAAAAGCTGACCCTGGAAGAGGTCAAGGAGTTCGTCGAGAATGTGGACGCTGAAGAGATTATTCAGAAGATCGGCGAAGCCCTCCAGGGTAAAAAGTCCTGAATGGCTGGAGGTCTGGGCGGTTTGCCGCTATGACCTCCAGCTGTCTGAGCAAGAGACGTGGGAGCTGTCGTGGGAGGAATACGAGGCACTTCTGAAAAGAAGGGAACTGGAATTCGAAAGGCAAAACTACCACGCCGCCCTGGTCTGCTCGGTGATCGCTAACGTCTTCCGCGATAAAAAGCAGCGCGCTTTCAAGCCCGCTGACTTCATGCCGAGTCAAAAACCCAAGCGCAGGCAAACCCCTGAACAGATGATCGAAATTATCAAAGGCTGGCAGGCCTTCTACGGGAAATCAAATGGCTGATGAATTCAAAAAGCTCTTTATCGTAATCGGCGCCAAGAACGACGCTTTCATCAAAGGGATGAAAGATGTCGAGAAGGGGCTGAATAAATTTAAAGGGTTGGCCAACCTTTCACTTGGAGCAGGCATGGCCATTGCGGGGGGGATAGGAGCGGCGGTCAAACAATATGCTGATGCAGGCGGTGAGATTGACGACCTGCGTCATAAAACTGGACTGAACGCCAAGACGCTTTCTCAATGGAAATATGCTGCTGAGCAGAGTGGCACATCCATTGCAGGGCTGGAAACCGGCATCAAGAAGATGCAAAAGACAATCTATGACGCTGGGAAAGGATTGAAAACAGCCAACGATGCTTTTGCAACGATGGGCATGAGGGTCGAGGACATCAAAGACCTTTCACCTGATGAGCAGTTTGAGAAAATCATGACAGCGGTAGCTTCCATTGAAGACCCTGCTACCAGGACAGGGGTCGCGATGGAGGTGCTCGGCAGGTCAGGCACTGACCTGTTGCCTATTTTTGCTAACGGGGTTGAGGGGTTGAACGCGTTCAAGCAAGAAGCTCAGGATGCAGGTGTGGTCTTTACCAACGAGGGGGCCGCCAAGGCGGACCAGTTCGGCGACAGCATGCAGAAGCTTCAGACCTCTTTGTCTGGCGTGGCGATAGTTGTGGCCAACCAGTTAATGCCAGCGTTGCAGCCCATGATCGACAAGTTGATATTGATTATCCAGAATTTCTCTGACTGGATCAATAAAAATCCGCAACTGTCCCAGGGGTTGCTCACACTTGCTGGTATATTAATTGGAGCGGGGGGGATATTTTATGCTGTAAAGGCAGTGGTAGATGTACTGAAGTCGATGGCCATTGCCATGACAATAGTGCAGGCTTTGTCAGGCCCGAAGGGATGGATTACGTTGGGGATAGCTGCTGTTGCGGCTGGGGGAGCGATCTACGGGATGAACGAGCTGTTCAAAACCCCCGAAAATTCCTATGCCTTTGGAGGTATAGCATGGACTCCACAGGTCGCTTCATTAGCTGAGAACGAGCCGGAGGTAATCACGCCGCTTTCACAAATGGGCGGCACTGTTGAAGTCCATTCGCACCTCTACCTCGACGGCGAGCAGATCGCCGAATCAGTCGAAAGGTCCACTTATAACCGGGTCAACACCCTTGGAGTAAAAGGCTATGTCTAACCTCACGTTCAAAATCGACAGCGTAGATGTGACAGAAAATGTTGTCTTCGGCTCGTTCAAGCTTAATTTCAAGCGGAATAATTTCAACACCTGTGCGTTCATGCTCAAGAATACGATTCTCATCTCGCCCGGGTCCACATATGTAGTTGAAATCTTGCTGGGCGCCTCGAAAATATTCTATGGGCATGTGATCTCCAGCGATCTGGAGTTTTACTCCGCCGACACGTACTTGATAAAAATCAACGCCTGCGACGCCAACATGCTGGTTATGTCGTACACCACGACCTCGCACGACTACTCCTCCGGGGCTTACACAGAAAAGCAGATCCTCGAAGGGATTTTCTCCGGCTGGACTCCGTATCCCATAACGACCCACGTCATCACCGGCGACCTCTATGCAATAAAGTGGACGGACGCCTCGGTCAGGAGGATGATCGACGATTTAGCTAACGCCAAAGGAAGGTACTGGTATTTCGATGGCGACATGGAGTTGCACTGGTTTGCATCCACTGGAGAAACCGCACCATTCGGACTCTCGGACTCGCCGAACGACATAACCACCTTCAAATACGGCAATCTAAAGGTCAAGGTTGACAAGGATGGAATCTATAATGTAATAGGCGGATCATTGATCTGCTGGCAAGATGGTTTACGTGCCGGTATGGCGCTCCCGATTACCAACTCTTTTTTGGGCTGGACAGCCGAAACATTCATCATCACCGAGGTCGAAATGAGTGTGCTTAATAAAGCTGGATTGTATGAATATAGAGTCTCTTTCGGCAACCAGAAGCCGCGCATCACCGATTACATTTTGAGGAGCAACAAAGTT